GCATTCCCGTTTCATAATCATGCCCCTCTCGGTTCAGTGTGAATTTGCATTCCAATCCCGCCTGTTCTCCTTTTATAAGACGGTCTACGTCCGCCAACATAAACGGGAACTTCTTATTTCTCAGGATATAATTACATTTGACCGTCGTTTTCGGTGTGCCTTGCATTGCCATGTATTCCTCAAAACGGTCTGCTATGTACTGCTCTATATCCCGACCAAAACGCAACGTCTCATTTTCTTCCTTTTCGGGAAGCAGCCCTTTTTTATCCAGCCATACCTGGATCGCGGAACTGTAAGCGTTTAATCCCAGTATCGAAGGCGCATCACTGCCGCCGATCCCTGCTTTGCGATACTCAAGCCACTTCTCATGCGGAAGCCCTTTCGTATTGATCCATTTTATATATTCCATTGCCTGCCTCTTATTCGACCTCGTAACCCATTGCGTCCAATATCTTGACCAAAACTTCTATGCCCTTTTTCTCCCAGCCTAAGGCAAAGATAATTTCGGGCAGAGAATACTCCAAACGATCGCGCGTAATTCGTTTACTGATTGCCCGGCACTTGTTTAAAAACGGCGTGTAATCTACAATATCGCTATTTTGCGCTTCCATGCACGAACGGAATGCATCTTCCAATTCTATTCTTTTAATCTTCATTTTCGTCTTCGCTCCTATCTGCTCCGTAGAGCCGATACCACTCGTCGTAATCCATTCTATCGTCATGACCGTAGTCGGGATCTCCGATCCAAGGGGCTTCGATGTCGTTCATGCGTACCTCCTCGGCATTTCCTTCCAGAACCTTCCGACGAATTCGTCATACCCCATAAGCCTCACTACGGGGCTTTCATTACCTAATAATATCATCTCTTCACGCACTGCCTCGATTGGCTCCGTGTCGGCAATATGCGCTATGTATTCTGATGCAGTCATTTTTTCTCCTTTATAACAATCTCATAGCCAAGAGCATCCAGTACTTTTTCAGCATTACTAATTGTTGGCTCTATCCCTTCGTAAAGCCAATTATTTATTGTACTAAGTCCAACCTTTGCCTTTCGAGATAGTTCTCTTCTATTTTTACATACTCGAATCAAGTTTAATAATTTTGTTTTCATACATTTCCTTTATTTTGTAGTTATATATTGACAATAAATACCATATATGGTATAATTAAATAAAAAACGGTGTTTTATGATTAAACCAAAAATTTTTGATTCGTTAGATTTAATGAGTCCCAAATTCCATAGTTCTTCTGTTTATTATGTCTTTCGAAATGGTGTTCAAATTTCATCTAATCTAAGAGGCATAGAATTTATAGGCATCAAAAAATATTATCAGGGTAAACTCGTTATTGATTTTTATGAAAAGCAAAATATTTTAGTCGGCGACAGTATTCTTGAAGTTGACACAAAAGTAAAATATATTGTTACAGATATTGAAATGAAAAGTAATCAAAAAAGTTTTATCCCTGATCAACTTGAATATTTTTACGCATTTATAGTAAATGAATTTGAATATAATCAAAACAAAAGTATTAATATTGTTGCTGGTGATTCTTCTATTGTTTCTGTAAATTCTCAAAATGTAATTATGAATAATTATTCAAGTATAACTCAATTAATAGAGACTTGTTCTCCGGAAGATCAAGCGATAGGTTATGAGTTGATTGATGTTTTAAAAAACATGGAAAACAAAGATTCTATTAAAAAGAACTCCCTTCAAAAATTTAGTGACTTTCTGTTAAAATACTCCCCTATAGCTATTGCGGTTGGGCAGTTGCTCGTATCAATCTTCACGAAGTAAAATATCTAATTGCCTTTTTGCAAATTCAATGTGTTCCCATAATTCCTGTTCTGTCAGTTCTTTATCCCATGAAATTCGAATATTTAAGCAGACATGATTTCCGTTTGACCTGTCTATTACTTCCTTTTCGATATAACTGGGTGCATTATAAATTACTTTCATTAAAAAATCTCCTTATCCTTAAGCCCTCTCCCGAGGGCTTTTTTTATCTTAAACAATGTCCTTTTGATCTCTATGGAACAAATATTCCAAGGATTTATCGGGAAAAAACTCTTGTTGTATAGCAAACATTTCTTCACTTGTAAAATCAGTATCGCCTCTCAGTTTTATAGATAATGTTCGATTGGTAATTCCAAGAGCGTTTGATACAGTTGTTTGAGTAATCTTAGCTTTTTTAAGTTCCATATAAAGATTAGCAAACACTTTTATTACCTCCTATATTTAATAAATCTTCACGTTCGTGAGTTTGTGATTATATATTAACTCATCTTTGTATGTTTGTCAAGCAAATTTTAGAAAAAAACTTTACATTTGTGAGTTTTTTTTCTATACTCAAACAGGAGGTAATGAGTATGGAAATATTAGAAATTAAAAAAATTTTAAAAGAGCGAAAAATTACTTATGCCGAACTCTCAAAAATGTCTGGCATTTCAGAAAGTGCAATAAATAAAATCTTCGGTGGTTTTGCAAAGTATCCTCGTATAGATACAATGAAAGCTATTGAACAAGCCCTTGGTATTGAAAATGAAAAAAAGTCGGTCATGGAAAGACCGACTTCTGAACTGGCTGAGAATTTTATTAAAGAGTTTGGGGACTTATTTTCTGATAAAACTTTTCATGCCTATGCTGAATTGTATCGCTTTATGGACGAAAAACAAAAAATATTCATCATTGGTATGATCGTTGGCTATTTACAAGACCAAGGGAAAAAAATCAATATTAAATTTTAATTTATATTGAAAAGTAATACTGTTCGTTTTATAATAAACCTCTACCATATTTTTACAAAAGGGGGACTTATGAACGAACTACAAGACTATTTACAAAGTATACTGGCACACCTTGACGACATGGCAAAACGTACTATATTTATGATGGGGGTGCAATACGGAAAAGAAAAAAGTCAAGCACAACAATCTTCACCATTGAATACGGGACAACAATTCTTTCAACCGAAAACTGCAATCGAGGAGATTGAAGAAATGTTGATTGAATTAAAAATTAATGGTTCAGTAAGACAAAGAAGCAACGGGCTCATAGAGTTCCGCAACCCTGTTTTTGGTTCCGTTTATGGTAGAACACCTGAGGAACTTCAAGAAAAACTCAAACAAAAAATCAGATATGAAAAGGCACATATCGCAAAACCTGCTAAAAAGAAAAAATCCCCCCTATTGTCAGAATTTTACGAGAATAATTATCTGCCCTACAAACAGACAAAGAATCTCGCAGAAAGCACAATAAGAGGGATAAAATATAATTTCAAATTTATCAGAGAACAAGAAGGCTTTAATAAACCGTTAACCGAGTATTCATCCAAAGATATCGAAGAGTTTCTTTTATCAATACCGCAAACCCGTAAAAGGCAAATCATTCAGGGCTTATTGAATAATATGTTTACAAGAGCACTTGCCGATTCATTGATTTCTGCCAACCCTTGTGCTCCTTTGGAAAAGATGGAACACGATCCCGATGAAGGAAAGGCGCTCTCTTTCGAAGAACAAAAAGTATTTTTTGAAAAACTGTTTACAGACAAGACCATCAAACTTGAAGAAAAATGTTATTTTACGTTTGTATACCTCGTGGGAACTCGGCGGGACGAAGCAAGAAATTTACAAATCTGCGATATTGATTTCAAAAAATCTATCATACATATCCGCGGAACAAAGACTGATGGTTCCGATCGGTATATGCCTTTGTTTCCTCTGGCAGAAAAAGTTTTGCGCTGCGCAAATCCCGAAGGAAAACCATTCCGAATATACTGCTCTCGCATTTATAAAATATTTAACAAGATATTGGATAAATATAAACTTCACGACCTGCGCCATACATTCGGAACCATACAGATCTGCGTAGAAAAAATAGAGACAAAAACGGTCTCCTTATGGATGGGACACACCAATACTCAAACAACATTAGATAGATATACTCATCCTGAACAACTTGACAGATCTGTCTTTTTAAGAGGCGATTTAACAGAGGATCAGAAATTAGAAATTTTAAGGAAAAATTACGCTGACGTACTGCGTAAAATTGAAGCCTTTTTGGACGAGCGTACCCAAATCATACCCAAAATTTAAGTGATTTTTGACAAAAATTTTCAATTCGGAAACCTCAAAAGTTATTATTTTTAGCAAAATGTGTAAATTTGCTTGCTTTATTTTGCGAAATCTATTATAATTATTGAGGTTTTCATGCAGAGATGGCTGAGCGGCCTAAGGCGCACGACTGGAAATCGTGTGTACCTCGTAAGGGTACCGAGGGTTCAAATCCCTCTCTCTGCGCCATCAAGAACCTAAGTCGAATACTCGGCTTAGGTTCTTTACATTTTCCAATGTGACGACAATATTACGCATTATCGCGCATTAACTTGTCATCGTGATTATCCGATATATCCTTTTTACAGATGCTGTTAACAAATTCGTCACATCGTTCAAAATCAGGCAGAGGCGTGTTACAATGTTACCGTAATCAAAAGGAGGTAACAATCTTGAACACAGACAAAATTTATGCGGAATCCATCGCAAACGAGTATGCGGCGAAGGCAACTTCTAAGGTACTGTCGCTGAAAAAACTGGACGCCAAGGCGAAGCGCCCCTCAAAAATATTTACCTATACTTTCGGCATCGTTTCGGCGCTAATGTTGGGCATCGGCATATGCCTTTAGATTCAGGTCATCGGAAGTGGCTCGGTCGCGATGACGGCGTTCGGCATCGTACTCGGCTTAGTCGGCATTGCAGGGGCTTCGTAAGATGGATGGCCTGCTTGCCGAAAGTTTAGAGCGTCTGAATCAAACATTTCTTTCGTATTTCGAAGGGCAAACTCCCGAGATCATATCAAAAATCGATGAAAGCCCGCTTTCCGAACTGATTTTTCTGACAAACGATTATCTTCTCCCCTATTTAAATTTTGTTTTCGAAAACAAACACGTGATGCGCGCGGCATTCCGCCAGCCGTACGCGCTGAATGCAGGCAGTACGGTCAAAAAAATGTACCGCCATGTATTCGAGCCGATCATGAAGCGCTTTGCGGTCCCAAAAGAAGAACGCCCTTTTTATGCTGCCTACTATGTTAACGGCATCGCGGCGGTTCTGCGCGAATGGGTCAAAACCGATTGCGAAATGCCCGCAGAACAGGTTGCCAACCTCATCGTACGGCTCTCTCTGCATGATAGCAAAACTAAATAATTTTAAAAAGNCAAACCATCTACATATAGTACTTTTTAAATTTAAAAATACACAATATATTGCGTTTTCGATACTTGAAAAAATTGTACCCATACCGTACCCAATGATGAAATTTGTTTTAAACTGCTCTTTTAAAGGGCAGTTTTTTTATAATATTTTTGGAAAACTATTGACAAATTTTACCAAGTCGGTTACGATATAAGTAAGGAGGGAACTGCCAATGCAAACGATAGCAAATCCTTGAAATATCTAAATATTTATCAAGGAGCGTTACCCCCTATGAATATGCAGTTTTCATTTTCAAATAAATTCCAATATGAAAATAATCTAAACGGCTATACATCAACTGTCTCTATAACTGAACCCCAGTTGCAAAACATATTTCATATTTTAGACGTGCTGTTATGTGACCCGCCGAATTACCATTGCAGACTTCGTAACGATAAGGATGATGAAATATATTTGTGTTTTACAATCTTGAATGATATCTAAATAAGCAAATGGATTATTTCAAGGATTTGTTTAGAGGGGAGACAAACGTCTCCCCTCGATTTCTATCCTTTATAAAATATATTTAGACACAAACTATTGACAATTACAATAAAATGATATAAAATAAAGATACAGAAAGGGTAACACCGTTTAACGGTTAGCCTTGGTATGGATTAATAAAAAATAACCGCGACCTTGGCTGGGGGCGGTTATTTTTTTATGTCCTTGTCCTTGAGTATTTTATACACAACGAGCAAGCAGAGCAACAAAATTATGTACTCCATTGACATCACCTCCTTTGCGCTAAACGCAGGAAGTGCTAACCGCCTCAGGTTACCCCTCTGTACCTACCACCTTTCGGTGATATATTTATTTTAACATATGTCTTTCTATTATGCAAGCAATAAAATTAAATTTAGACACAAACCATTGACTTTTTGAGTAAAATGTATTACAATAAAGGTAAGAGATAAGGCTTAACGCGTGAGCCTAAATGTAGTTTAATCGCCCTCTGTTGCAACCAGGGGGCGGTTAGTCTTTTTTATTGAGTTCTTTGATAATCTTATAAACAAGTACCAAAATTACAATTGTGATAACGTGTTCCATGATACCACCTCCTTATAAGAAGTGCTCACGGAAACCTTATCCCTTCCTTAATTGGCATTAAATTACCCGCCCCCTATTCAGAGGCGGGTGTTTTCTTTTTATCAGGCGTTGTTTCGCACCATTTCATGAAGCGTTCCTGTTCGTCGGCTTTGGCGCCGAGTTCGGCTACCTCGCGTACTGCGGACATGTTATAGCCGCCTACCATACCCCAAGTACCTGAGCATAGAAGAATAACAATTTTAACAAGGCATGTGACCACCGTTGCAAACGACGGATCCGCTATGATGTCCAGCGCCATGGATACAGAAAACAGCGAAGTTATTGCAGTCGTGATAAGCGTCTGTAGTGTTTGCAAGTGAATTATCGTCTTTGTCTTTATCCCTCCCGAAGGAGAAATACGGCGACCGTTCCTGTCGTACACTGATAAATAACTTTCGTCATATTTTAAACGCTTGATCTTTTTTGCCCGAATGATAGTCTTTATCTGGAATTCAGAAAGTTCGGTACATTTTGATAACAATTCTCTCTTCCCATATTTACAGTACCGTTCGTTAAACTCATTCAGTTTTATTCCTGATTCGGAGAGTATACGCTCCCGCGTAATGTCCAACTCCCGGTCTTCCCATTCATGGCAATACTCCGCCGTACGTCTGGCATATCCTTCCGAAACGATCCGCGAATTGTTCTTTTCGATACGTTCAACAGCCAAATTATATTTATCCGTCCGTTTTCCTTTCCTGCGGCTGAACGAACGCAGCAAAAGAAAGACTGCTACCGTACAGGCATACATCAGAACGCCCTCAAAGCCGACGTCTTTCCAACTGATATCCGAATTAAACGATACCTGCGTCATGTACACCATGAAGATGACGACGAGCAGTACCGCCACGACGGTCAGCGTAATGCCGTCGATAAAATCGGAGAATGCGCGGTTCTTTCTTAAAGGAATTTTCTCGTTATCGATCTCGATCATTCCTTATCCTCCTTCATGACGAACGCTCCGCTCCTGACGTTGGCTTTGATACTCTCGCTCCATCTCGCATACTTTCTGTGCTGCGCCCACAGGATACAACTCACGACGCTTCCGAGCGCCGCCGCGCCCTCGATCCAACAGAACATATACGCATAACTCTGGAACACGTCGAACGTGAAAAAAGCGGCAAGCGCCACGAACACCACGGCGAGGATATTGAACATGGGGAAATGCGCGAAGAAGGCGCGGAATATCCCCATTAAAAAGGGAATCGCGTTGATGAACACGATCCCCAGCCCTATCGCTATTTTAAACCCTTTCGCCGCTTCTATCATCGGAAAGAACACCGACGTCACTATGATAAACGGCAGAAAATACGCGAGCACGCAAAACACGAAATACAGCCATTTTTCTTTGCGATAACTCTTATACCCGCTCATTGCTCCAACCTCTTTTCAGCCTCTTCCAATTCCTTGACGTTCTCCGAAAACTTTTCGTTCGTACCCATCAGAGCCTTCTGCGCACGGATGACCGCGATCAGCGCGGAGGACTGTTGGTTACTTCCCTGAAACAGTTTCTTAAACAGTTCCGCGATTCTATGTACGAGTTTTTTACCGAACAATGCCGCGACGATCACGAGCACGACCGCCAGCGCGGGCGCCCACACGGAAGCGTACTCGCCCAGCCATGCGACGAATTTCTCCCAACCGTTTTTATAATCTTCGGGCAGATTCTCTCCGAGCGAAAGAAGATACGCTTCCACGCTTCCCCACTCCTCGATTATCCTATTATAATATAGTTCGTAATCTTCGCCGTATTTGTCTTTGAGATATGCGACGAAACTGTCAACGAGTTTCTGAATATCGTTCCCCTCTTCGGCTTCATTATCGGGGTTTTGAGGTGTGTTCTCTTCTCCTTCGGTAACTTGCTCGGGCGGCAAGGTTTCCTCGGCGTAAGCCCTGCACACGCCCCCGAAACAGAGCGCGGAAAGCAATATTACGAGCGTCAATACGATCAGTCTTTTCATGTTCATTCTCCTTTGATAAATTTGATCTCTTCGTCGGACAGCGCGGTTTTATCGAATCCGAAACCGTTCAGGAAGTCCTCGAACGAACCGCTTTCGAGATAGACGTTTTCACGGTAATCTTTGTAAGCGAACTTCATAAGCGCAAGCGTGAGTTTACGCTCTTTCGCAGCGCGTTCCTCTACGAGTGCGGTCATGCGTTCTTCCGTTTCTTTCACATATGCAATTCTGCTCTCGCGCTCTTCGTTAAGCCCGCGCTCCAAAGCAGAGATCCTTTGTTCCATCTGCGCCAGTTCGGGGAAAGCTTGAAAGCCCGTTTCCAATTGAGTAACGAGCAGGTCTTCCACGGGAAAACGCTTGACCTCCGTGCCCTTGCTGTAATGGATTACAACGCAGGTAAAGCGCCCCGCAACGAGTTTCTCACGGGGAATGCTTACGCGGTTATTTGCCGCCGTTACCGTGTTCTCGGAGCACTTCACGTTGTTGCAATACGCAAGGAAACGGAACTCGCCGCTGTACGTGGGAATACCCTGCAATTCGATCTCCAAATCCCCCATAGGAAAGGGCGATACGTCTCCGTACCGCCCCATGCCGTTTTGTTTTAAAATTATCGTTTTCATGTTTTACTCCTTTAACCATGCGGGCATTTCGGGCTCGCTCAGCGTCTCGGGCGCATCCAGCCATGCCTGATACCATGCGTCGAGTTCGGTTTTCTGCGATTCAGTCAGTTTGTTGTACCAGAGTTGACCTCGGTTGATTATAGGAAAGCATTCGTATTTACGCCTTTCCCTTATATCATCGGCAACGATTTCGGTATCTCGTTTGGCAATCTCGACGCCATCCTCATATTCGTTGATGTCATACTGCCTATGCGTTTTCCACCATTCGCTGATGGATTCTGCTTCCGTTAACGGATATTTCACTCCTGTTTGATATTCCATGTTTCCTCCTTTACATTCCAAAGATTTGCAGCCCATCTACTTCTGAAACCGTGTCTAAATAGAAAGATGTGTTGCTTGTAGTATATAACGCAATATATTTTGAAGAGGCGCTTGTACTCATATTCAAGCAAAGTTTGTTAGATGAACTCGAACGCGCAGAAAACTCACTTCTTGGAATCAAAAAAGGATAATATAAAGCGCCTCCTTTTAATACACACAATAGCAAGTTATAGCTTGAATAGTTACTCATGCTTTTTGTCCCAGTAGTCAATGAAGTCGATTCATACAAAGAAACTCTTTTATTAAAAAAATTGTTCTCCCAACCGGGTGCACCCGTACCATTTGCTACTAAAACAGCCCCCGGTGTTCCGCCTGTTGTCGGGGCATATATATTCGTAGACGAAGTATATGCTTTGCTCCCGTTTATCGTAGGCGTTCCGTAATAAATATCTCTGACAGTCGGCACGTTTGTATCCGTAGAAGATAATGCGCTTGCACTGCTACTGTCGCTGACTGCTTTTGCACAAGCATCGTCTAAGGTATACTCTATTGGTTGAGGTTGCCCGTTATCCCTAATATATACCGGAAGTTTAGAATTACCTGAGAATGAAAAAGGTTCCATAATCCTCCATTCTCCCCAGCTCACGTTAAATGAGCGCCGCTGCACTATTGCGTTTTCAAGACATTCTTGATAACCCCATGAGTTTGAGCCGTTAGAAAACATCCGTTGATAAACAAGTTTTATTCTCGCGCCAAGAGGAGTATTTATAGTAAAACCAGACTCGTTATAAAAATAACCTAATACTTTAGGTAAATTGTTCAGGTCTGTTTCAGTCGTCTCATAATACGGTACAGGCGTAAAATTATCTCCGTTTTTATCTTTTATAATTAATTTACCGTTTTCAAAGACTTTCTGCCCTGTAATCGTCTGGTCAGTATTCGTTGACATCATGTTTTTTACAGGCGTAGTGCCGTCTATGACGTTTTGTACCATTTTTGTTGTTGCCGGTGTTTGTATTGCCATTTTATCCTCCTTAATTTAATATCAATAAATTTGCCGGGATTGCCGCTGTCGGCGTGCTTGCACAGGAGATCGTTATACTTCCCGCCGCTTGCGCCGTCAGACGGATGTTGTTCGATATGAACGCCGCCGCGCTTGCGTCGCTTGAAAACAGTTCTACATGGCTGCTTGCAGTTACGTTTCCTATCGCGGCATAATCCGAAGCCGTCAAAGTTACCGCATTGCTTGACCATTTCGTCGTCGCAATGGAGATAGCCGTATCGGAAGAAGACGCGGCACCGATATTCGTTCGCGCCTGCTTCTGTTGTGCCGCTGTAAGCGTTTGAGCCGTAAAATGAACTGCATTCGGGTCGTTCGAACTCGACGTATTGATCGTAACAGCAACCTCTGCCGCGCCCGTATAAGTCTTCTCTACACCGTCTATCGTTAGTTTCAAAGCATTCGCAACTTTGTCTGCGGTGGTGGCTTTTGTTGCCGTGGCAGCCGTCGTTGCCGAGGTTGCCGTTGTCGCGGCATCTGCTTTATTTGCGTTTTTAGCCTGTTCAACGGGCGTAGTTCCGTCAATCACGCCGTCTATACGTTTCCCCAACGCAGTATCTGAGGCAGTCCTTTCGCTCTTTTCTGTATCTATCCTCGTACCAAGCGCCTCGTCCGCAGTTGTCCTGTCGGTAACTTCCTGATCTATACGTTTACCGAGCGCAGTATCCGCATTGGTTCGGTTAGTGATTTCAGAGTTCAACGCAGTCTGGCTTGCCCTCGAGGTATCGACCGGGTGCACGTGCGCTCCGTCTGCATAAGTGTTTGTATTACCTATCGCAGCGGTACCGTTCATCAAAGGGACTGTGGTCGATTTCGGCGTCAGTTGATCAGGAACAAGGTCGTCCGACTTATTCCATTGATTTGCCGTAGGCGAACCCCATATCCAAATATAAGACTTTTGACCAGCGTCCGCCACATAGGCATAATCATTCGGGGTCGCAGTAGGATATTCTGCCTTTAAATCCGCCTCGCTCGCGAAATATCCGCGAAAATGTGCCTCATTCGTGATTTGTTCCCGTATCCCGTCAATGGCTGTCTTATTTTCGTTTATCGCCCCCGTAACGGTCTTTGCGGTCGTTGTAAGGGAATTATCGTTGATGTTCTGTTTCAGGTCAAGAGCCGCCTGTTGGGCGGTAGAAACGGGCTTGTTCGCGTCCGAAGTATTATCCACGTTCCCGAGACCGATATCGCTTTTCGCGATCGTTTGCGCCGCAGAGCCGTCATAGGTTTTACTGCCGAATGATAATTTATTGGCGACCTTGTTTGCTGTCGTTGCATTATCCGCGTTGGTCGCATTATCCGCATTGGTTGCATGGGTTGCATTGGTCGCGTTATCCGCGTTAGTCGCATGGATTGCATTATCCGCATTTGCCGCTGTATCCGCACTCGATGCTTTATTCGCATTTGTGGCGTTACCCACCGTCATTTCAGGGTAAGTTCCGTTTGTTTCCGCTATATTTACAGGTTTTATGCTTACGAAACAGGTATAGTTTTCCGAAGAAGAACTCGTACCTACAACAATACTGATTCGGGCATAAGTCTCCGTTTCATTTCCGTATTTACCTATCTCATCTAAAAATACGGCGGTTGAATTTCCCATGCTGTCGTTTACGTTCAATACAACACGCGGAATCTCAAGTTTTTCTTCACTACCGAATAAGCCGATTCGAAATATGCAATCTGTTTTTTCAGATATAGCCGCCGCACCCTGTTCGCTTGTTAAGTCTATACGTACCGACTCGCCATTTGCTAACTGATCTGTCTGCTCCTCGCTCAAGTTTATCTCGACAAAATATACCTGTTTTTCTGCGGAAATGGTATTGTCAGAACTTATAGAAATCCCTTCTCCCATGCGTAGTTTAGGTTGATAGTAGGTATCGATCTGATTCCCTATGCCGTCGTTTTTTGCGTTTGTCGCATTGCCTACTGTCATTTCGGGATAGGTTCCGGAGGTGTCATTTTCGTCGAGCAGTTTTTTATAATAATTGTGATTACTGCCGTCATCAATTACACCGTCAATTGTTCCGTACTCATTTGCCCTTCTATCATAATAATTTAGCGTACCGTTACTATACCGTATACGAGGATAGTGAATTTTCGTCGCTGAATTAGAACGCTTTATCGGAAAAGGCAAATCGTAATACTTGTCTTGTTCCGTTTTTAAATATTCATAATAGATAGTCGTATATAAATTATAGGTTGTTGCGTTACTTTTAATTGCCGTTTCACATGCCTCTATGGAATCATAAACACTACTAATATATGTTTCCCTACTTATTACTGATAGGTTATATTCATAATAATCGCTTCCTTCTCCCGCAATACATTTAGTTATTTCCGTCTTCGTCCAAATGATTACGTACTGCGATTCAGGCTCTTGTTTCTGAACGATATAATACCATTCATATCCCGCCTCAGGCGGATAAATGGTATTTTCAGCCGTCTGATAAACCTTCCGAACATACGCCGACTTATCTGTATCATTAAAAATCACATACGGAGATGTTTCCGTCGGAGGGCTGAGCGGATCGGACTTTGGCTGTATAACGCCCAAATCCGTTGTTCCTACGGCATCAATATTTTCCCGCGCCTGTTGTTGCTGTTCAGCCGTTAAAGTTTGTGCGGTAATCTTGACTGTATTGGAAGAAAGTTCGTCTATACGCCCGCTCAGCGCACCGTCTGCCTGTTCCCTTGCCGCTGTCTCGTCGTTTATCTTCGTCTGTAAAGCCGTATCCGCCTGCTGTCTCGCCGTGATTTCCGCATCCAACGCCGTTTGGCTTGCAAGCCCGTCTATTAAGTCCGCTACGGGTATGCTTATCGTTTGCCCGTTGTTCAACGTCAGGACGATGGACTTTGTTTCCGCATCATACGAACCGCCGACTACAACCGATTCCAACGGTAAATCTATTGAGCCTGTCGACAACACCGTTCCGTCTTTGCTTATCAGTTTTAATGTTACGATATAGGTGCTCGAGTCTATCGTCAGTTCCAAGGAATGACCCGTTTCCCTGTCTATCTCCACTTTGGTATAATAGCCGCTCAGTGTGGGTAATTCATTGCGAAACGTGACCTGAATAAATATCCCGAGCGATGTAGCCGGCACCGTTGTGCACGAGAACTCGATTGCTGTTTCGGGATCCGTGACGATTCGGGCGGTGATGCCGCAGTTGATGTAATCCGCCGCACTTACGTCCATGGGATAGATACTCACGTCCTGCCCTGCCGTCAGGTCTTGTATCTTCACGATTTGCTTATTGTTTGCCCAACCGTCTGCGGGTAACGTGCGGAAATAGAGTTTATCTACGTCCGTGATGAGGTTCGCGCTTCCGAGGTATGTTTTTACCCCGTCTATCCACGCCCAGAGTTCAAACAGATTGCTGTCCTGATTCGATACGATGGCGTAGATATAATCGGGATCTCCGACCTCGGGAAGTTCGGGCACGAATTTGATGATTCGGTTTGCTAAACTTGCCAGATCGCTCGCGGACTTCGCCGCTTCCTCCGCACTCTTCGCAGCCTCTTCCGCAGAGTCTGCCGCCGCGTCCGCCAAGTCTTTCAGTTTCTGAAAGTAAGCCTCGGATATCTCGTCAAAACTAACGACTTCCTCCCAATACTCGGAATTGAGTTTCCCGTCGATATAAGGTTCTTCTTTATTGTTCGTCCGGATGGACTTGACAAATGCTCCGAATTCCCCGACAGGATAAAAAGTAATTTCGTTCGCGCCGTATGTGTACTCTGAGTTCCAAGCGTAGATTGCACGGGCGGCAAAAGCCCCGTTATTCAACTGCTTCTGCAACGACGCGATAACACTCAATATTTGCTCGTACACGTCTGCGCTTGGTTCATCTGGGAGTACGGCGGGCACTCCTTTGGCGACCTGAAACGACGTCGCGCTCGTGGCTGTGATCATGCCGTCTACTTCCGTATAGAAATAGAATTGTGCCGTGACTGTGCCGTAGTACTCCGTGATCTCCGACGGAATGGCATACGTCCAACCCGAATACTCTTCGCCCGTTTCTTTGTTTATGATGCCCTGCAAGGAATTCTGCTGCGTCATGGGTTTTGCTTCCGTTACGATACCGTTGGGCAACTGAAACGCCACGGAAGCCGTAAGTCCGCTCGCAAACGGCGCGATGAGATAAATCGTGTTCGTATTCGCCGCGCCTTGGTAAACAGGCGACGGCAGGCTTTTGATGATCGTGCCGTCGTTGTCCACAAAAAATATCATGCTTTAATCCTCCTTGGGTTGTATGCCCGTTAATTCCGTGTATTCCTCGAACAGCGAATGACCGTGGTTCAGTTCGTCCTGCGTCTTTTCTTCCGTCTCCGCTTCCAGTTTCTCCAACAGTTCCATAAACTCGGGCAAGTCCGAACATATCTCTTTCGCCTTTCGGATAAGGTTCAACTGTTCCGTGTAACCTTTCACTGCATCCGCTTCCATTTTGTTGTTGTACATGAGCATTGAGCCGAGTTCGAGCAATACGTTCTCCTGCTCGCCCGTCATCTGATCTCCGTCCATACGTCCTCCTTGAATATCTTTCTTTTTTTGGTAAAATAAATCGGCGTGAACTGCTGTCCCGCCGATATTTCCATGTTTTGCGCGATCAACACGTCTCCGCCTTTTACCTCGCTCTGCGTGAATACGTTTCCCTCTTCGTCCTCAACTTTTTCTTCTTTTCCCAAAGACTGCTGCGTCACGATCGCCCATGCCTTTCCGTTTGCGGGGAAGTTTCCTGCAGTTACGCTGAACTTTCCCGAGCCTGAATTGATAGCAATATCCATGCTCGGCAATGTCGAAAGGTCGACGTCAATGCTTCCCTGCACGTGGTTGATAAACTTATTTAAAGGCTCGTCAAACACGTAAAGTTTTGCCGCGAGGGATTTATCTACCCCGCGCACTAACGGGCAGTACGCCGCCAATGCCGAGCCGATAATGAGGTTCTGCACGTTCGTTACGAAGTCTATCTGGATATTCCCCTGCAATGCCTCCCGGTTGTCTTTACGGAGGATATACGGTGTTAGCCCAACCGTCGAAAAATAGCCGCTCGAAGATGTTGCTATTTTTGATTGAGGTAAACCTAACGCTATTCTATCTTGGTTCCCTGCATTAGATTGTTCTCCTTCTTCTTGTAAATCAAAATTGTAGTAATAACTTTTTCCATAATAATCCGTGTATTGATAATTATTTTGAAAATAACCACTTACAGTCAAATCTTTGCCATGAATAACTGAATAAAATGTATTTTCTTTATACTGTGAAGTGGAACCAGCGGAATAGTTATCTTCATGTCGCCATGCAAATGAAATGGAATTACCAAATGCAGATGAAATAACGGAATATTGAGCAACAGGTAAATTATAATTTTTATAAGAACTGCCCCATGCTACTATATTTGTTAAAGATTTGGTATCTCCTTCCTGAATAAATGTATTTGAAATAGCACTTAAAAAATTATCTCCAATTAAGCTATCGCTATCAGGATCTTCTTCCTTGCCAACAACTATGTACTCACGAAATAATAAATTTCTTTCTACTGCTTGGTTTTGCGATACTTCCGAAAAACGTTTGACCGAGGAGATGCCAATATATTGAGACAACCTGTTGAAGTCCTTTGACAACCCTATCGTACACTTGATATAGGTCGGCAGATACTCCACGGAAACCGCAGAGATATAATAGTCATCGTTGTACATTTGCCCTGCTTTAGGGATATCTGCAAGCCTTGCAAGATTATACGTTATGGACTTCTCCACATTCCCGATACGGGCGATTACGCCCTTTAAGTTCTCTCCGTAATAACGGCTTTCGATCACGTTCGATTGCTGATTGTAAATAAGCGCAGCACCGTACGGATAGTCAGGGTAATAGGTCTTTGTTTGCCCCACACGCGCGTTATAGAATGGTGTATAGGTCACTCTAAATGCCAACAGAGGAAATTGTGAATATTGGGTACTCTCTGGATCATTGGGATTATAATTATACTCATAAAGATTTATTTTAGGATTACCTGTAGCTTGCCTTAAAATATTTATAATCGCATATTTTTCAAAAACTGGATCTATAGGGTTTTCAGGTTTAAAATTTAACGCCGAGATATTCTTTTGCCCTTGTGTATACGAAAGTCCATATGCTTTTGAATACGGATATTTTGAATCAAACGAAGATAACTGCGAATTATATACCGAAGATTCAAATACCCATGCTGTTAAATCAATGTTTTGCCCCTCATTTAAAAAGCCCGTTATATATCCACATTCAAGTTTCTCGATACTATAAATAGGATATTGTGTAGGGATAAGCATATTTGCATCCGTTATACGTACATACATCATTTCTGTCCTAACAGACTTATATCCACCCCTATATGGTTCTATTATTACACCAGTCAATTTATCTGTTTGGTTTACAAGATTTTCAGCATTGCTGTCTAAATGTGAAGCATAACTATCAATAACTTGCGAAACTGTATTTTTTATATATTTTTTATGAAATACATGGCTTTTTTCTGCCTGACCATATAGGTCAAAAGATACCTCATAATAAAACTTCCCATCGCTGTCTTTTTTTATATCGAGTCGCGGCTCCCCGTGTATCACCTTGCCGCACTCTTGTAAACACTCGCGCAAAGTCTGTTTAGTAAATGAAAACTGAGGAGCAAGTATTTGGTCAAACTTTGCTGCTTGCGACCCTTCTTGAATTACGCCTTCCTCGTTTACCCCCTGTAATCTAAAACGCGGTTTTTCTCCTTGACGTATAGGCTCACAAAGATCTAAGGTGCGTCTAATTACATCTGTTATAGTCCATTTCTTTAAGGGGAACCTATTTGTTACAACAATAATGCTATAAGTAATTGTATTTTTATAAACAACAGTTTCACTCCCGACCGTTTGCCTAATCTCTAATTCATAATAAGCCTCGTATGTCCCATCTTCAAGCACTGTTCTAAAATCATCAGTATCGCCGCCAGACTCACCTGTTGAACCATCAATAATACTGATTCTATAATCTATTTGTTCATTGTTATGTGTAATTTTTTGCGTCCAAATATAAACAAATAAACGACCAGGGGTTAAATAAGGGTAGATTTTACGTCCGTTAAAGAATGTAAAATAGGTTCCAGACGGTAACGGAGAAAGATACGATTCCGGAGTAACAGCAGGTAAATTATATTCCTCTTTCTCATCCCCTTCAACTGGTTTAATATTCCCCGAATATAATCTTCCTAAATCATTTGTAAATGTAATCGTATCCACCACAATACATTCCATGATTTTTGTAATTTCTATCAGATAAATATCATGATCCCATAAATTAGATCCTATAGGATTTTCGGTTACGTTTGTATCATTTGCTACAACAAATCTTTTTATAACTTTTTGTTCATCAATAGTTTGGTTTCCGTAATACAAACTATTTTTAAGATGTATTTCTACCGGCGTTAGAGGCTTAAAATTTTTAACAGATGAATGGCGAATCGATAAGTAGCATTCATCTAATTGTTCATCTAAAAGGTTTGCCCATTTTAGCGGCAGCACACAAGAATTAGTAATATTAATGCCATTAATGTAAACAGCGTATTGATTTTTTACAGCCATATATAAAATCTCCTTGTTTTTTTAAAATTTTTATGTTAGAATAAAATAAAAAACGAGGGTCAATATGAAAAAAACATTATTGTTTATTCTGCCTCCTCTTATGATTTTAATCATTGCCGTTTTAAATACTTTTTTATTAAATGCTGCAGTTTTTAATGGGACTTATAAATTTAAAACCGACGAACAAACAATAATATTTGAATTTAATGGTTCGAATTATTGTCTTAGAGAAAACAAAGACGGAAACAATTCAATAATCGATAAAGGGAAAATTTCTATTGACAACTCAGATTATACAGCAAAACAATTAATCACTTTTAAACCAGAAACAGGGAACCCTGAAACAGGGAACTCTGCTGAGTATAAATGTAAAAGATTAAATGTATTTGCAATCGAATATAAAGATCAAATATTTTATAATAGTTCAGCTATTACATTACAAGTATTAAGTTTGCTAACCATTGTAAGCGGATTTGTCTTTGTTTCTGTGGTATATTTTAGATACAGCCATAAAAAATAATATACATTCAAGAACGTAAAGGACTGCGAGTAAACGGCGGTTTTATTACAAATTGCCTATGTGGTATTATTGAAAAAAGAGGTATGTTATGAAACCAAGTAAATTCTTTTGTTCGGGTATGGCAATAATATTTTTAATTTTTAGCTTAATAGGTTTATCATCTTGTGCCCACAAACAAGATGATGAAAAACAATGGAGTGTTGGCTTGTCTTATACAATTAGTGAAGACGGTAAACATTATATCGTTGATGGTCTTGGAGATTGTGTAGATCCAAACGTTTATATCCCGCCGATATATAATGGTTTACCCGTTACAGAATTAAGCGGTTTTAATTATATTGATACTCGCTTCCGCTTATATTTACCCAATAGCATAACTAAAATAAATGATGGTTCTTTTTATGAAAGTTCAGGTCTTGTGGCATTAAACTTTGGGAATAGTGTTAAAAATATTGGTTTTGAAACTTGCAATTTTGGCTCTGTCCCTTCAATCTATTATGAAGGAACTTTGGAAGAGTGGTGTGAAATAGATATCGAAAATGTTCATTTTGGTTCAAATATTCACATACAGAACGAATTAGTAACAGAACTTATAATACCTAAAACTATATCAACAGTCAAAAGAGGTACTTTTTATTCTTTTACAAATGTAACAAAAATTATTATTCCAACAAATGTATTAAATATAGAAGAATATGCTTTTTCAAATTGTTTAAGTGTAGAAGAGTTTTACTTTGAGGACATAACTAGCATATGGCAATTCAATCTCTATCAGCAAACAATAAATTTTACAGCAAAAGAATTAAATAATGGAGTTGCTTATAAATATTTAATCGGAGGTTCTGGACCTAAAAACACAGGATATCCTTGTTCAAAACTTTCTTAAAATATTGTTCTTCTAATATAAAGGACGGCGAGTAACCGTCCTTTTTTATTGGTTCGGGCTTCTTCTCCCTGCCGTTCCCGCACGAACATTCGCCATGCCGATGGAGATATTTTCAAGGCTTTCCTGCGTGCGCAAGGTGTTGGCATTCTGGGAAATTTTAATAACGCTGTTTATGCCTGCCGCAACCAAACCGATCGCAACGGCGGGGAGATTTCCCGTAGCGATACCGCCCACGACAGCCGCACCGATGCCTACCCCTTTCTTTGCCATGGAATAACCGAATTGCAGTTTCTGTTCGTATTCCCTCGCGCCCGTACGCAGTTCTACTTGAGATACTTCATAGCCAATCAGTTTATCCGCGGTCGCCGCTATGGAAGAGTATGACACAAGCCCCATAAGAGCCTTTGATGCGCCCTCTGCGCCCTTATCCCCCTGTGGTTTGGAAGATGTTCCCGCGCCGCCGTTTTGCCCCGCTACGGCGCTCTTAGAGCCTGTAAAATCCTCCGCATGAATATATAGATGATAAGTGTTTTCAGCCATTTTTCGCCGCCTTTATCACCTCAAAAGTCGCAGTAGAGTTTGTGACCGTTGCCGCCGTTGAAGTGATGAGATAGATATAATACTGATCGCTTTCCTCGTCGTACACAAAATCCTGCTCGGATAATGAAACCGCTTGCGCATCGTTCATGTCCCTCACCTGCCCACAGATATAACCTGTACATTCCGTAATGTTAAAAGTCATATTTTTATAGTCGGAAGTACTGAACGCGAATCTTCCGACCTGAAAATAATCAGGCACGCCTACGAATAAAGGGTTATCCACCATTTCGACCATACTGCCCGTGATCCCCGCAAAGGTTATCCCCTGCGCGTCGGTTATCAGGCTGTCAAACATCATGAGATACTGGGCGACATTCCCGTCCCCGTACTGCAACCGCACGAAATGCGAAACGTTGGGATCGCCGTGCAAAAGGAACTCTTTCGCCTGTTGCGTGGTATTATCACTATTTGCAGGCATTGCGAAATCAATAGACAGCGCACTCGCCGTGGAAATGTTTTTGACAATGAGGTCGCCCGAATACACATCGTTGGAAAGACGGTTGCTGCGCCCGATTTTGACGCTTTGATACGGAATAGTAACCCCGTCCACGGAAACGATTACATCTTTTGAATTGACGCCGCCTTGCAGGAAATAGCACTCGATATAGACCGATACGGTAACATTTTTCCCGAGTTGCGACGCCATGCCGACGTCACCCGTCAGACACGTGCCCGCACGGAAACTGATACCGTATTCGATTTCACCGTCTATGAACGTAAAGGTCTGCGCGTTCTCAAAGTATTTATTGATCGCGCTCACGACCCTGTCGACGAATTTATACTGACCATTTTCAATTTCCTGCAATTCTGCCGCCTTTTGTTCGGCATTCGTACGGGGAGTTTTGGTCGGAACGGAAAACCCCAAGGAAAGCCCGTTCACGCCCATGACCAATAAATTTGCCTCGTTCGCGGAGGAGTTCGTTTGCAAAATTCCCGTAATATACGAAATCACCGTATTGCCGTTACGTACGGATTTTGCTTTCTTTCCGACCGTTGCCCAGATCTTAAATTGTATTTCGGGATCGTTGAGTATCCCGTTCAAGCCGTTTTCAAATATTTCCGCAAGTTGTACAAGCGTGATCATTCTCTTAAATCTCCTTTCAATTTCACCGCAAGACGCTGCATGAACGTCTCGCACCATTCGTTCCACCAACCCTCGTTCGGATTTTGCTTTCCGTGCCATTTCTCCGACAGCCAAGGCTCATTTGTATAAGGCGTATACGGCGCTTCGTCGAAATCCATGTAAATGTGGAATACCCCATTGAATATTTCGTATTTGAGAGCATTCGACGCCATATTTCCCGTGTCCCACGGAATGAAGATAGATTGCCTCAGTTCCTCTACCGTTTCGATACAAACGTTAAATAGTTCTTGTTCAGTCATTTTAAATCCCAAGGGTTCTCGTCGTCTATCGAGAGCCGTAACACATACGAAACGGAAACGGGAGTACCAAACAACCGCAAAACCTGCTTGGGCGCGTCTTGAAAATCTTTGGCGACCTGTTGGATCAGAAATATCGTTCCATCCTGTGTAACGACTGTACCTCCGACTTTATAATCCAACTGATCGTTGGTGCGGATAGCCGTCTCTCCTGCATCGAAAGACTGAATATTGCCGAACAATCGACGGTAGGAACGGGACAAGGGGTCTACGTATTCGTAATTGAATTTCTGCGCGCCTTCCTCGGGGGAATCGAACGTTTCTTTGTAATAACTGCCTGTGGCGGTGTATCTGCCGCGCGGCGTAAATAAATCAAGACTATCTCTCACCATTTCGGCACCTCGGTAACTTCCCTCTGTAAAGAATGCACACACCTAATTCAGGTACGGTGACGTTCAACTCCCTGATTGCGGCAGGCGATATCGCCATGGCTCGTTCGTTGATATCCAGCGAATCGTCCAATATACCGACTTTGAACATATACATGACCTGCTCGATCATTGCCTTAAACAGGATCTTACGCAAAGAATCCAATGTGGATATGTAATGATCCTGCAATGCGTTGTCCGCGTTGAAACCATGAATGTAACCGTAGATCATATTGCTGGTTTTATAAGTCACATAATTGATTTGAGTTTCGGGGGCGATGCCGGAAGTATCGCTCAATCTCGAACGTACATCTACGCCGAAATATACAAGCGCATCTTTCGTCAATACGTATTGATTTAGCAATTCATCGTATCGGATTAAATCATTGATTTTAAGAGAAGCATTATCTATCATAAAAAAATCTCCTTGACTTTTTTTCGTTTTGAGCATATAATATAAGTGCATTGAAAGGTAAGTAAAATCGTTTCGGACGTTGTGGGCGAGGGTGAAAGCCATGTCAGCATTTACTTCAATTCAATGTTAACTAACGTATTGAGATAATATCTGTGTAATCGTTTCGGACGTCTCCCCGCGGGGTTGGATTTTTTCCTTCATGACATGCGTACACCGTAAAACTCAATACGTTATTTTTTTATATACATAGCGGTTACACGAATTTCTCCGTATTTTTTACTATCTGTTATGGCTTCTGCCACGGCATATACTGACCCAATTTTTTTGGTAAAAATAATTTGCTTAGCGTTTTCTCCATAACGATTTTTGTATTCATTAGATAGATCTGGTCTCCCATTTTTTGTCGCAAGTTCAACGGAATCATAATTTTCTAAAACATAATTCATAATCCCATAATTACTCAAATCTGCCATATCGTTATTGGCTTGCCCATTTTCCCCATGCCTTTTATCAACATGTTGCTTGATTCTTTGTGCAGTAATTATACTTTTATCGGCATATAGTTTCTCTCCGGTCAAACGCTCGATATCCTTTCTCTGCCTGTCTGTAATCTTCCCCACGGTATAATACTCCGTGGGTTTTATTTTGCCCTCGATCGCCTCTTTGGCAAATTCGACCAACTTTGTATCGCAAGCGTCTGCTAAGTCGCGTAATATTTTTCGGCGCGTTTCCGCTTGTTCCTTTGCTTGTTTCCGTAGCTTTGCGGGATCAGAATTCAATTCGTCTATGTAACTCATGTATAACGGCTTAACCAACGGGTCAATATCGTCGTCATCCATAATATCTTGATGCGTCACGGCAAACTTACCGTCTTTATCGCGAGGGTGTTTTGATTCGTCAAACATTTCGTGTCCCCTTTATTTTAATTTTTGGAAAGGGGCTCGGTAAAGCCCGAACCCCTCAGAGAGCTATTTAGCCCGCAGCCTTGCTGCCGGGCGCAGTGATGGTGAGGGCTGCCGCAGGAGCCGCCGTGCCGTTCTTGATAATAGGCACGATACCCTTGCCGTAGCAGACGTTGATACCCCAACGGGTCTTGGGCTGCAAACGCTTGCCCGCGCCGTCAGGCGAATCGATGATCTTGATATAATCCTGTCCGCTGATACCGCGGTCGGTAGCGGAAGCCGCGCAAACCATCGCCTGCGTCGCAGCGAACGCCGCCGTTGCGCCTGCCCAATCCCCTGCACGGTTCCACAATGCGGAAGGTGCGATATAGCACGGGATCGCGTCGATCTCGCCGCAGTACATATTGCCCCACTCCTTACGGGCATCGGGCGACACGGCGCCGCGTGCGAGCATGGACTGCGCATAATTCGAGCCGCCGATCAGTACGCCTTTCGTGGACAAAAGCGAAGCACGGAACGAGGGACGCATAATAATCTCGCGCTCCTCGAACGGGAATGCCTGAATACCGTTCTCCTCGTCGCCGTCGTCGAGGATGGTGGATGCGTCCTGTACGGCCTCGTAGAACCCGCCCGACGCGGGAAGCGCGACCGCAATGCCCGTCCATGCTTTGGCCGTATTTGCCGCATTGTAACGGTCTGCGAGCTGATACGCCATCGTCGAACCGTTGATTTCCGTTGCAACGCGCCCGCCGATATTCTTCGTGGTTTCGTCGAAAATATTTACGGGACACATATCCTGCTGCACTTCGGGCAGGTCGAACACCTGATCGAATACATGCAAGAGATTAAGATCATACTCGATGACCGTGGGGATCTCTGCCGCACCCGAATTGAAGAACTTGCCGTTCGTGGATGCGCCCAGCGTACGCGCGCTTGCGGTCGTGGGCGGCACTTTCATCATGCGCAGGGTGGAAACATTCGTTTCTTCCTGCTGCGTTACGCCGTACCCGTTCTTGTGAACGAGATTGACGAAAATATTTTCCTTCACCTGCTTTGCCGCCAGCACTTGCGTGGCGGTATCGTTTACGTTATAAACCATCTGTCCCATAGCGTTTTATATCCTCCTTAATTTCCGCTTAAGATATGTTCTTTGAGTTCGTCGGCGCTCATGTCTTCCATGGATCTCCTTTCGCCGAATGCTCTGCCTTTGTATCCGAAGTTCTCCGCCTGTTTTGCGGTAAACTCCTCCATCCGCGCTTTCAACTCTTCAAAGCCTTTCAGCGCTTCTTCGAGGGCGCTTATGCGCTCTGCGAGTTTGGCCGTCACTTCTTCTCCGTTCTCGGCTGTCTGCGTATCTTCTATAGGAACTTCCGCTGCTTCGTCCGCCGCTTCCGCTCCTTCCGATTCCGCGATACGCTCTTCTGCCGGTTGCGAATCCTCGTTGCCGTCCAGATGTTCCTGCTCGCCGACGCTCTCGTCCTCGACGTCCTTTTCCGTCTGGTCCTCCGTGCCGTTTTCTTCGCCCTTTTCCTCGATGTGCTCTTCTGCCTCGGCGATCTGTGTTTCGTCCTCGGTATCGGGCTTTTTCAACCCTTCAAGGACTTTCGACTTTTCGTCGTCGGAGAGTTGCGCAAAGAGTTTCATGACTTCTTCGGCCGTTGCCTTTCTTCCGAACATTGCCATTGTCCTACTCCTTTTCTTTTTTTAACGATCGTTTTCTTTGCTCTTACAGTTTCTATATCCGTATTTTGCCACCCTACTTTCTGCTGAGCAGATTTTAAATGATACGCCGATATATCTCCTGCGCGCTTACCCCTGCGCCGAGCCTGATTCGGGGTCATATATGAAAAGACACGCCGTTGCCTTGTGGTCGCCGTGCCTCTCGCTATATCAACTTTGTCCGCGACGGATAATACGCGCGGTTATGCCGTTTTGAAAACTCTATATATGCCTGATTCGCCGCTATCGCTTTACGTCTTGCCTCCAAATAGCGGTCACGGTCGGTATCTTTATTTTCTACTGCAATCGCCCGCCACTTGCGCACATCCGCTTCCATGCGGCGCTGTGTCTGGGTGATGTCGTATTCCTTCCGCTCCTCCGCAGCGTTCGGCTTGGGAAAGCGGTAACCGCTTTTATACGCTACAAGGAAATGCCGACAGTTGAAGCCGAGCAAGCCGTTCTTATACGTCTTCCCTGCCTTCGTCGTATAATAGATATCCGTGGCGTTTTCCAGCGGCTGGTAATGCCGCCCGTCGTCCGTCGTTCCGCTTGTGCCGTCCAGCGAATATACGTGTCCCTGCCAAGGCATACACCGTTCGGAACAATCGGCGTGCGTGGAGCAGATGACCAGCCTCACGCCCTGCCGCTTTAAGTCTTCAACACTATCTTGCTGCGCCTGATACCTGACTTCCATCTCCGCGCGGTTGCGCAAAGTATTACGGCCGCTCACGTCATCGGGATCTCGCGCCTGTTGTTTTGCAAGACGGTCAAGCGCGGGCTTTACGTTCTGTTCCACGTAGTCCTTTGAGAACTTCTGTAACGGGCTTCCTAACAGCCGTGAGCGGTCAAACCCTGCCTGTTCGAGTGTTTGCCTTGCCTGTTCCGTTTGTGCCCTTGTAGGCTTGATTTCGCGCCCTGTGAGCGTTTTTCCGTTCAACAGAAAGAGCGCCGCCAAAAGCGGAAGCTGCCAACCGAAAGATATGCGCAGTTCCTGAAATTGCGCTGTATAGAACCGCAACAAACTCTGACGCGCGGCGACCGCGAGTTCGGGGATATGTATCTGCCGTTCCGCTTCGGAAATATGTTTAAATACCTTTCTGTCGATCTCGGCTTTCGGCGTCTGTCGGAAGAATTCCTCTTTCACCGTCTGCCTTATCTTTGTTTCCGCTTCTTCCACCGCTATCGCTTGCAGATTCAGCGGACGGTCGGCTATTATCATCGCGATACCTCATATAATCTTCCTCGGTGTCGATATACTGTTGATTTTGCTCCTGTTCTACGAGTTTATAATCCTCTTCGTTCTGCTCCTCATCGTCGTCGTAGTTAAAAGCATGGTGCGCTTTCTTTTGTGAAATGAGCCCCGCGCTGACCGCTTGGGAAAGAGTATCTACGAGGACCGATATATTCGTCATACCCGAGCGCGACCAACGCACCTCGATGTCGTCCTTGTACCCGTAGTAGCGCAAAACAGTTTTCAACATCTCATTGATGGGTGATTCGAACCTGCGGCGGGCATTCTCCACAAACAGCGTCGTCGCGTTCTCTTCCGCGCTCACTTCCCTTGCCGTACGGTTACTGCCGTCCTGCAAATAACTCGCGAGCGTAGAAACTGAAATGCCTATGCTTGTGGCGATACATTCGAGCAACATATTGCGCGCCTCTTTCCATTCCGAGGCACGGAGTTCGAATTGGATTGCTTCGGGCTTCTGCTGGTCGGTGTTCATCGTTTCGATCTTTGTATACAGAAAATCATCCAGCCCCGCATTCTGCGCCCCCGTCGTTGCCTGCGGAGATTGCAGTGCTTTTGGCACGAGCACCCGCCCCCGCGCCAGATACATATCCGTATTGAAACAGGTATTATAGAAGTCGTACTCATACAGATACGTCAGAATATTCGCGAGCAGGCTTTCGCCCAAGCCTACCTGCGGCACGTTGGATATGTCATCCGAACCAAGCATCAGATAGCAGCCGAGATCGGAAAAACAGTTCATCGCCTGCGGCTTATTTAAGTCGAAATCATACTCCGCTTTGAACGCCTCGCGCACATTCCTCGGCAGATCTTCCCATTTGATGAAATTATCGTTGATATCCAAGTATTGTATCTGTACCGATGAATCATATATCTTGTACTCGACTACCGGAATTTCATCGCCGAACATGCCTACTTTTTCAAAACGCCGCTCTTCGATCAGGCAGTATTTCTTTTTGTCCCCGCCTTTGCTCGGAGTCGTACTGTCGTAGAAGGACAAAACGCATACGACCTTGCGTATCTTGCCGTTGCCCGTCTTGTCGAGATAGAACCTGTCGGCACGCAATGCATCCAACCAAAGTTCACCATTCGCTTTGTTTAGTTTCAAAAGAGAAAAGCCGCCCGCAAAGGCGTCTTTTATCGATCGCTTTATCTTACCCTTGAAATTGACGTCGAGCGACCATTGATTCGCAATGAAATTCATTGCCGAACCGATAGGCTTTCCGTCTTTCGTCGTATAACTTGTCGGCTTTCGGGCGTTCGCAAACATCACGTTACCGCCGAAAACGCTGTCCGCCGCACGGTTGACGATCGTCGTCCCGATCCCTGTGGATAACAGTCCGTATTGCCCGCCGTGTACCCATGGAACGTATCCGTCATACCAATACAGCCATAACCTTACCCAATTCTGATAAAACGTGCGATACGAGGCGGGAATAAGCGTATAAAACGATTCGTTGCTCACCCATTGCCAGCGTTTTTGATTCGCCAACACTGAGAGCGCAAGCCTCGGTTGCTCGCATGCAAGCGCGTTATTCGTTTCGTTTGTCATCGTCTCCTCCTTCCGCTGCGCCTGTTATCATGTACCGCAAAAGCCTGTTCATTTCGGACACCTCCGCAAGAATGCCGACCATGATATTGAGCGCCGTGCCGTAAAAATTCATCTGTATGCGTTTATGCCGCGTGTTTTCAGTCAGCGCCGCTCTGCCTTTCACGCCGTGCGCTTTTGTACTCGCATCCGCTTTTTCGTTTTTTGCACGGTATTCTCCTTCGGATAATTCCACGTCTTGCATGAGTGCTTTCTTTACTTCTTCTTTCAAATTATCAGTCATATGCCATACTCCTTTTCGGCAGATATAAATTATCGGGATTATTGAAATACACGTTTGCGCCGTAAGTCAGCGCGTCCGTATAGTCGTTCGGGATTTCGGGGTCGAGCTTATAATTCTTCCACACAACGCTTTCGAGTTGAAACACCAAAGGTTCGGTATCCGCAGTCGTAGTCATCCATCGATTGGAATAGAAATCATAATATCCGCCGAAGTCTACAATCTTGATCATGTTTTTCGCAAAGCAGTTATTCACGACCGAGTTGTTTTGGATGATGTTCTTGCCCGTAAAACCTTTTACGATATGGTAACCGTTTACATTGTACCGAAGTTGCGTCACAAGGTCTGCCGATGCACAGTCGATCGCAAAATAACTTCCGACGCCCTCTCCGTACACGTCGTACTTTTTGCACATCTCCTCCACGTACACATTTATCATATCGGCTATCTGTGACGGGGCAAGGCTCACGCCCGTTTGCAGCGGGTCATAATAAAACCGCTCCAATACATATCCGCGCCCGTTGCTGTATATTGCGATCGGGACGATACCTGTACTATCGTGCGTGATTGCGCCGTCGCCGCCCCAAATAATATAGCAGAGCCTTTGCCCTGCTACTTCTTTGCGCCACTGTTGGACGCCGATATAATGTCTGTCGCGTTTGAACTGTCCGTATGCTCCGCCCGCCAGTTCGTCCAATTCTCCCAAATACAGAAACTTGTACATGAGAGGATTATATTTCCGCTCGTTCTCGATTTCTTCCAACGTTACTTTCGAAAGGTATTTGCGGATATTCATGTAATTGGCGTCGATGAACTCATACACTCCTGCAAAGCGGTATTTCCTGCAATAGGCGTTCCACCAATGCGCCTTGACCATTTCGGGGTTTCCGGCAAGAACGATCCGACTTTTAATGTTCGGGTCGACCGAACGCACAAATGTTGCGATCGCTTGCCGAAGCGACTGCTCGTCTTTCAATTGCTGCGCCTCGTCACAGATGATAAGCGATATCTGATTTAAACCTTTAAAGCCTTTGGAACGGCTGTAATCGCTGCCGCCGATGCCTTTGAAATAAATCGTATTGCCTTTTCGCGTCTTGATGCGAAGCGGGCTTTTCAGCGCTATATAGAAGTCGGGAACGCCTGCGGTCTCCGCATAAGCGATGATCTCGTTGTAAAGACTGTCTTCCAACGAATTGTAATGCGCTCTCGTCACGACAATATCGTGGTGCGGATACTGATTGGCATAGATATAGACCAATTGGCCGAGCGCATAGGATTTCCCGGAGATTCGCGGCGAATACATGATGCAGGTCGTTTTATCGGTCGTAAGTAACTTATCGTACGGTTTGGCGATTTTAATCTCCTGTTTCATCGTCCGCCTCGCTCGCGTCTTCCGATAGTACAACTATCTGGGTTACCGCATCATCTTTCTTATCATCTTCACTTTTATCCATAATCGTGTCTTTGATCGCTTGAAATGCCTTTACATTCCCTTGGCTCGCCTGTTGTACCATCGCCGCCACAATTGCCGTCTGTATCGTCATATCTTCATCGGCGTCGATACCAATTTTTTGAAGGTTTTCTCTCAGCGACACGCTTTTCAAAGGCATTGAAAGTAACAGTTCGAATTCTTCTTTTAAAGCCTTTTTTTTACGTCTTGCTACACCGCTTGCCTTACCGCCGTTTTTCCCTCTTTCTCTTGCTTCGCTCTTGGTTCGTGCAGGTTTTAAGTTGTCATCTTGCTTTCTTGGCACATCGCCTCACTCCCTTGATTTTTGTATAATAAAAGCGCTCCGCCTTTCGGTTTTGCGCTTCGCTTTATTTTGCTTGTTTACAATCTTTTACGATACCATTATAGCATAGGGGAACGGACGAAAATGCCAAAGTTTTTGGCATTTCAAAAAAGTTTGTATTCTTTTGCCCATAAATAAGCCACTTGTGCGATTTCCTCCATCCAGTAGGTATAAGTACTGTTTGCTATCCCAATTCTGTTGCAAATTGAAAATCTTCCCATTTTTTTTATGTACCGCAATCTGATCAGTTCGTCTTTATTCGTCCATAAAAATCGCTCAAGCGTTTTTTCGAATACTAATGCCCATTTCCATGCAGCCTCTTCCTTGCTTATTGCCGCAAGTACTTTACTTTCAATCCCGTTTTTCTGCGAAGTCTGCACCCGGTCCCTTGAATAATCCACAGCGAACCCGTCCAACGCATGCGAGGCGACGTATTCTGCCGCCATTTGCTTATTGTTCTTGTAATTATAAAACTCTCTCTCGATCTGCCGCCTCTGCGATTTATTCATGCTTCTCCTTTCATACCCGGCACCCGCGCGGAGATGCCGAGCCTCTACCGATTTTTGGGAGTTACCTCCGTTTTTTATTTCACAACCGCCGCGCCGTGTTGCGTCACTTTAAGAGTTCGGGATTATCGTGGATGTTGCCGATGACCTCAATATCTTTTTCAAACCACAAAACATAACCCGTCTCCCAATCTTTTACGATGAAAGCAGAAGATTTCGGCTTATATTCGATTTGACCTATATCATCGAAACGATCTTTTATAATATCCCCCTCAAATATCTTCTTGCCGTTCTTGTCCGTCAGTCCTGTGTACTGCCCTACGGTTTCTGGGTCAATATCGTATCTGTCTCCCATTCCCGTATTCTCACTGATTTCCCAAACATTCATAATATCTGTCGGAGTTAACAAGTCGCCGTATATCCACTCGCCATTATCAACCCGCTTTCCTCTGAATAAAATCTC